GACCCATCGGTGTTCCAACCGGAATGCTGGTGACGAATGTCTCCTCGACCCACAAAGGCCGCTCGCGCAGGACGCGAGCGAGACGCAAGAGAGAGGTGAGACCGTGCGTTCGCGAAAGCGGACGGCAACGCTCCCAACTCCCCCTTGCGTTCTTGAAGGGTCGTGGTCTTGTCCTCGTGGGTCTTCTCGAGGCGTCAAGAACCTGAGTCTCACACTCGTTGTAGTCCATCGCATTCCTGCAACGTTCCTCAATCAAAGCCGTGAGCTTAGGTCCTTGGAGACAGATAGTACCTTCCTTTCGACTCGAGTAGACGGGGTACGAGGCCACGAAGTGGTCCCGTACGCGCCGTCCGGCTCGAGAGAAGATACGACTCTGCTCCAGACGCCTCGGGAAGAGGCCCTCCCCTCGGTACGCGCCCTTCGTAGTAGGAAGCAGACTCGGATCGAATCCGCGCGAAACCGCGGACGCGAGCCTTTGTCTTACCTTCCTACTAGCAGCCAGGCCTCTCGACGTGTAACCGTAGCCGCCGAGCTCCACCGGGAGGTGGAACAGGACGCTATTGTTGAGCCACGGCGAGAGGGTACTGGCCACCCGTTCTTGCCTGCGCAGGTGCCGACGCATGATCAGTGGTGTTGCAACCACGGGTCGTGCGCCGCCCGGCGCCGGGCAGGCAGGAACGGCGAAGAAGCGCGTACGTTTATCTGTTCCGTTCCGGGTAGCCGGAATTCCAAGTCCCTCGCAGAAGGTGAAACAACCGCGCGAGACGAAGGTCTTCGAGGTGTTGAGGCTAGCGCCGACCGAAGAAAGAGCGAGCCCGTACTCATGCAACTGAGCACGGAGCTCCCCCTCCGACCTAGCGACGCCAACCGCATCATCTCCCCGGACCCGAGCGTGCTGGAACGCGCTCGAGGCCCAGGCGGACACCCAAGAAAGAACAGTGAAACTGAGGGGAGTGCCCATTGGACTTCCTCTTCTCCAAAGCCAAGTTATAGTATCCCCCCCGCGAGGCGGGGTGTACTCCCATTGGTGAAGAGGGTCAAGCCCCAGCGACGCCTTCGCGAGAGGTACATCCGCAGGGCGGATGCACTTGGCCTCGTGAAGAGCGTCGATGACTACCTCTACAACGTCGTGATGGAGGCCGTCCGTCGCCTTCGACATGTCAACACTGGCGAACCAGCGGTGACATGCGTTAGGCAACGGAGGGAGGCTACCGGGCTTGGCCTGGGAGGAATCCCAGTCCGCCCCTGGTCGCAAGTCGCACGACTCTCGGACCCAACTGCCCTCAACGTAGTTGAGAGCAGAGGGGACACCGAGAGCGCGGAACTTGAGACCAGGGGAGCGAAGTACCTCGAGCCGGCAGCAGGTGCGATCTGCGTAAGACAGACGCCTCCGCCGCAGCTCGAGGACTCCAAGCGCGCGATAGCCCTCCATCATGACGTCCTCTCCCCCGTCCCACACTCCCTCAAGAATCCTTTGACAGGCCTGGAAGCAGAACCTGCCGAGGGAATCCTGGGCGAATGCACGGTAGCGCCCCACCACGCTGGCGCGGAGCGGCTCGAAGGAGTCGCCGCCCCGCCAGGTGAGGTGCTTGCCGTGCATCCGCAACTGGGACGCACGGAGTCCGGTGGAGAGGAGGTAGCCATCGAGCCCGCCTTCAGCTGCAGGCAGCTCAAAGCAGGCGCTGGGGCTCGAGGGCAGAGAGAGAGGGACCGTCAGACGTCTCATCTTGGCGTTGTCCAAGACGTACTGACGGACCTCCCTCAATGCCCAGTCCGATGTGGTCTCTCTTCGCTTCGAGTTTTCTATCACCCGGAGCGCTTCCCCGTGCGCACCTCGTTCCGGAGGTGGCGGAAGCGCTCGCGAGAGCCTAGAAAACGCGAAGCCGTCCAACTGGTTCCTCCACGCCAGTCCGTACAGGCAGGCGACGACATCCCTGCGGATGCCGACGTCTTCCTCGGGCATAGGAACGTGGAGGGAACCGGACCGGACGACGTGGCTCAGTTTCTTCAGAGCGTGACAAACGTGCACCCAACCGCCGGGGCGCTTGAGCGACCGCTCGCACCACTCATGAAGAAACCAAGCCACGCGGAGAGAAGACCAACCCGCGTGGACAAGACCAGACCAGCAAGCTGTCCAGGCTTGCTGATCGGGAGACGATCGCCTCCTGCGGTGACGGCCGCTACGAAGTTTCGACGACGTAGCGCGCTGTTCCGCTGGGGAGGCACGAAGAAGTGACGGAAGTCGCTTCCAGGTGTCCTGCTCCATGCGGG